CATAGATCACCTGCCAACTGTTATCGGGGGTGATGTCCAAACGTTCGCCATCGGCCAGGGTCAGGACCGTCCGCAGGTTCAGGCGCTGGGCGTCGAGGCGTTCGCTGATAATGTCGATGGCGCTGCAGTGGCCGTCGTCGATCAGCCATTGCAAGGCTTCGCGGGCGTAGAACTCGGCGTCCATCTGCGTTTGTCGGGTCAGCTTGATCCGGCGCAACAGCCACAGCCGCGAGCCGATGCGATCGTCGGCGACGGTGGGAAAGGTATCGCCCCACCAGCCGAAACGTTCTTCGTCGTCGAGGGCGTCGTCATCGGCGGCGCGGCGCCAGGTGAACAGGCTGATGAGTACGGCGCGGGTCAGCGCGGCGTGGAGGTTCGGGCTGATCAGCATCACTTGCCTCCTGCCGGCGCGCCGGTCTGGCCGCTGCCGGCCTGTACGCCGACGTGCACGTGTTTGATCTGGCTGATGCCACCGGCGAGTTGATCGCCGGTGGAGACGATCTTGCCGGTCTGGTTGATCACCGGCGTATCGAAGTTCACCGCGCTGCTGGCGCGGATGTTCAGCGTGGCGGTTTCGATGTCGATGATCCGCCCGCGTTTGAAGTGAATTTTGTCGCCTTCGTCGGTGTAGATCGCCACTTCGCCCGACGCCAGCGATTGCAGGCGATAACGGCGGTCGGCGATGACCAGCGCGATGGCGTGGGAGCGGTCGCCACCGAGAAAAGTGACGACACCTTCGGCGCCGGCCAGCGGGTTACTGGTAAAGCCGTAGGGTTCGAAATGCTCCATGTCGTCGTTCACTTCGCCGGCGGTGAGGCGCATTTGCAGCGATTGCAGCTTGGATGCCGAATTGGCGAGCACGACAGTGCCGCGCGCCAGCAGGCGTGTCAGTAGGCTCATGAATTGTCCTCAAGTGGTGAGGTTGACGCTGATCCCTGTGGGAGCGAGCTTGCTCGCGAAAGCGTCCTGACAAGCACCAGAGCGGTGTCTGATCTGACGCCTTCGCGAGCAAGCTCGCTCCCACAGGGTCGGGTGTCAGGCTGAAGTTTTCTTAGGGGGTGTCGGATTGGCATCGAAGGTATGCGGCGGCGCCACTTGCAGCGTGGTCACCGAGCCTTGCGCCGACAGCGAATACGTGACTTTGGAAATCAGCATGTCGCCATCAAATCCAAGCACCGGATCCGTGACCTTGACCAGCGTGTTATGGCGCCACAGATCGCCGTTGGACTGGCGCCAGCCCTGCACCTGATAGGTGGTGGTCTGCGCCCGGCCCATACGGGTGGCGCTCTCCCACAGGGCGCGCTGCTGGGCCAGTTCGAACGTCAGCGCGGTGCCCTCGTTGATGATCGTGGTTCGTCGTCGTTTGAAGCTCAGATCGGTCGCGCTGGATTCAACCTCGCTGACTGCCGCCCCGCTCTTCTTGTCCGAACCTTTCTGCTGGCCGATCACCCGGTATTCGGAAAACACCTGACTCTGATCCATCGACGCGCTGGCGGACAAAATATTCTTGCCCAGCTCCAGCGCATCACTGGCCCGCCCACCGCTGCCCGGCTTGGCCAGCACCAGCCGACCCTGCTCGTCATCGGTGGAAAACACCCGCAGCAGCGAGAGCAAACGGTCGATCGACTGAAACACCGTTTCTCCCGGCACAATCGTGTGTTTGGTCAGCCGCGCGGTCTCGGGGATTTCATTGACCACCATCAGCCCGTACTCCATCGCCAGCGCCTGAACAATGCTCAACAGCGGTTGTTCCTGCCACTGGTTCGGCGTGTTCCTGGCAGCGCAATCGACCAGATCCTGAGTCTTGGAACTGCCCTCGATGCTCAGGCTGATCTGGCGTCCGTCATAGCGGATCGGGGCCTTGAACACATAGCCGGTGAGCACCAGGTCCTGGCCGATTTTCACTTCGCAGGGGTCACCCGGCTTGATCCGCTGATCCACCGTCTGCCCTGGCCACTGCCAGGTGATGTCGAGTTTGAAGGTGCGGAACTGGCGCTCCAGATCAGCGGTGATTTCCACGCTTTTCCAGCCGCCGTATTCCATGTTGTTGACGGTCAGCGTGACATGGTTGTCCATTACGTCCATGACTACTCCCGAGAGACTTTCACGTCGTTGGGTGGCAGGTACAACGGGTTGGTCGCTCCGTTACGCTGGACCACTTCGGTCACCCGTGTCGCATCACTGAATTGTTTGTAAGCCACTACCAGTGCCGGCAAACTTTCCTGAAACGACTTGGTGACCAGACGCACCCCCGATGACGCTACGGCTTTGAGGTGCGCCACCAGAGCATCCTGCACGTCGCTGATAGCCTGATAGTGCGCTGGACCGGCTTTGTTTTTGGCCATTTGGAGCGCCTCGACCAAGTCCTTTTGAAGCGCCTGCAAATCGTCGGTAGCCGGTACTTCCTGTCGAGAAATCGGCTGCTTCGACTGCTGATCCAAGGAAGGGGTCGACAGCAACTTCACCGGTTTCGCCGCCACCGGCATTGAGGCAACCCATTGCGCCACTTTGACAATCAGAGTGTCCTGCACCAGATCGGCCATGGCTTGCGCCGCCGCATTGGTGTCCTCGCCCGTGGTGATCTTCGGCGCATCAGCCTTGCGGATCGCTTCGAGTTGTTGGGACACGTCGGCAATCACGCCACGGTAGCCCTCCTTCGCGAACGCCTTGAGCTCCTTGATATCGCCGAGCAACCCCTTGAACTCCGCCGCCACTTCCTTGGGCAACTCCTTGACGGCTCTGACCAGTTCAGTGATTTCCTTGTATTGCGCGATCAGTGGTTTCAGCTGTTCCTTAATCACATCGAACACCCCGGTCAGGCTGTTTCGCAGATTGTTAATGCCAATCCGTGCCGCTTGAATCCGGACAATGACCTCTTCGAAACGCGACACTGCGGACCCCAGCAAAGTGTCAGCCTTGGCCAACAGGACTTTTTGCGTACTGACGGTGGCGGTCGGAAACGGCAACGGCCGGTCGGGGTAGAACTTCAGACTGAACGTCACCAGCCCGCCGTCCTGGCGGGTATGGGTCATGTCGCACTCACCGACCTTGACTTGCAGGCGCCCGAGCCACGGGTGCACCAGCTCACCATTGCCCGCCTCCAATGCCTTGAGCAGCTTGTCGCGCTGCTCCAGGCAGTCGGCGCCGATGATGAATGCCGTGATGTCGTGAGTCTTGGCCTGCTGGCCCAGATCCTCGAAATACGGCAGGTCGCGTTGCGGGTATTCATGCAACTGACCTTTGCGACCGACCGGGGTTTTCGCCTGATCGATCCAGAAGCCGACACCACGAAAGGATGCCGGCAACAAACGGTCACGCCAGTTCATTGGAACCTCCTGCCGACAGCGAGCGATAGCCGATGCGCGACGACAGCGCCAGCCCTGGTTGATTGGTTTGCGGTTGATCGGTACGCAGGCCTGCCGGCGCATTGTCGAAGCGCACGGTCAGGCCGCCTTCGAGTTGCGTGCGGTTGTTGATTGCGCTTTGTTGAATCAGTGCGCCAGAACTCTGTGGCAACGAACCACTTTGCAGTGCACCGTTACCCGCTGCTTGCGGCGTTGCTCCGAAGAACGCCGGCGCCAACTCCCCTTTGCCTTCGGCATTGGTCTGGCGTTGCGCTTCGGTGAACGTTTCAACCTTGCCGGTGACCTTGGCGATCAGTCCGGCAAAGCCGCCGTCGAACAACTCTTTGATCGGCGCAATCACGGTTTGCAGTTTTTGCCACAACTCGCCGAACCACTCGGTGATCGGCCCCCAGTTTTTGATGATCTGCCCCAACGGCGTCCATTCGAACATGTTGTGCAAAAACTCGAGTACCGGTGCGGCCAACGCCTGCACCACGCCCCACAGCGCCGAAAACACTTCGCTGATCGGTTGCCAGTACATGGCGATCTGTTCCAGTGGCGACCATTCGAACAGACTCTGGAAGAAGCTTTTGATCTGCTGCGCCGACGCTTGCAATGCGGCCCAGACCGGTTCGAAGAAGGCCACGATACTGCCCCAGTTGTTGACGATCATGCCCACAGGGGAATAGTCGAACAACGTGCCGAAGAAGTCCTTGATGGCTTGCGCCGCCGGTTGCAGCGCCGTCCAGATCGAGGCGAAGAAGCCAGTGATCGCCCCCCAGTTGTTGATGATCATGCCCAACGGTGTCCAGTCGAACAGACCTTTGAGGAACGCCATCACCGGCACACTCAAGGCCTGGAGCAATTCCCAGATCGCCGAAAACAGACCGGTCAGCGGCGCCCAGTTTTCCAGGATCATGCCGGCGGGCGTCCACGAGAACACCGATTTGAAGAAGTCGATCACTGGCGCGGTGACGGTTTTGACCTTGTCCCAGATGCCCGAGAAGAATCCCGCGATCGGTGACCACAAAGCCGCCAGCGCATCCAGCGGTCGCCAATCGAGGATCGAGCGCAACGTTGCCATCGCACTCACACCGATGTTTTTCACACCCTCCCACATGCCCTTGAAAAAAGCACTGATCGGCGTCCAGTTGGCATAAATCAAACCGGCCGCCACCGCGATGCCCATCGCGATCAACATGATCGGATTGGTCTTGAGCACCATGCTCATGACGTCCATCACCTGGGTCATGCCGGTAACGGCGGTTTGCATCGCCGAGAAAGCAATCGCCCCCGCCGCCAGGCCTTCGACCAGTTTCGGGTTGTCGGCGAGCAGGCTGCCGACCTGGGTCAGCATCGGTTCCAACCCGACCACCAGTGCGCCCACCGCCGGCACCAGTGCCGCGTCCACGGCGGCCGAAACCTTTTCCATCGATGCACTGAACACGTTCATGTTTTGCGCAGCGACTTTCGGCGTAGCGGGCAGGTCGACGGTTTTTGCCGTGTCGCTGACTTCGGTCAATTTGCCCTGAAACGCCGCCGCCGATTTGATCCCGTCCACGAACGGAGTGATCACGCTGCCGCCCTTGAACAGGCCACTGATGTCCAGCTTACCGAGGCCGGTCTGTTCGAGATTGTTCTTGAAGCTCTCGACCTTGACTCGCAGGGCGCCTAGTTTGGGCGACAGTTCATCGATGCCCGTGATCAGCACCGGCGTTTTCACTTTTTTCTCTTCGTCTGCCATCACTGCACCTGCTGCATCGCATTGATCCGTTGCGCGTGCTCCAGCGATTCGCGGAGCACATCCAGTGGCCTGGCCATCATCTGTTCGGGGTCAACCTTCCAGAACC